ATCCTGTTGCGGCGGCCCGGCTTTTGGACTGTTAGTGACAAGTTCTGGACAGGAATTTTCTGACACGTGCCTTCTAAGGCTGACGGGCGTCTATCACGTCACCACCGTTCCATTGGCCGCCACGATCCCGGCCATGCCCGGTCCGCCCTTCAGAGCAGCCGACCCGATGTCGCGATGGTCGTGATGGACAATGCTTGCCCCGGAGACAGCGGCAAACAGCGCATGCTCGCTGCAGTCAATGGTCCAGGTGTCCCACAGCTCCATCCGGTGCGACGCGCCCACGCCGACGTAAAACCCGCGCGGGCAGTCGCGGATGATGACGCCACGGCACTCCACCCGCGTGCCGGTGCCATCGTCGATGACAGGGTTGACCGCCGCGATCCCGGCGCGCTCGCCGCCGCTGCCCGCGCCGGTGTCCCAGCCGCAGCCGACAATCTCGGTGCCATAATAGCCGTCTTCCGCTCCGCCTGCGGGGGCGCATCCTGTTGAGCCGCACTGCTCAAACAGCCCGCCATCTACCCGCCCGCGCCCGCGCTCATGCAGCGACCGGCCATCATCCCACGCCAGCGCCGAATAGGGCTCGATGCTGTGCAGGAAATAGTCGATCGAGGCCCGTCCATCCTGCCGACCGGGCGTGTCGCCCAGCGTGCCATGGCCGTTCCAGTTGTCATTCGATGAGCCGATGACGCTGCAAAACCGATCTGTGCCACTGACCCAATCCAGCGACAGGCCGTCGACCGGCGCACCAATGACGCTGATGCCCTCCAGATCATACCGCGCCATGTTGTCGAAGGTCAGGCCGACAAACTCCCATGTGATGCCCAGGGCCGAAAGCTTGTTCTGCTGGCGGCGGTTGGTGGTGCCATCGCCGCGCGGCACCCGCACCGCCATGGTCAGCGGATCGACGCCCGGCACAGACCGGACATAGAGAACGCCCGAGGACCACCACCAGCTGACGCGCGGGGCCGCCTCCAGCGTGTCGAGACTGGTCGGGCCAGCGTAAAACGGCATGTGCGGGCATCGGTGGCTGCGCCCGCCGTGCTGCGACCGCCGATCTGCGGCGCTGATCTCGGACCACGGCACCCCAACCAGCCAGACAAACCCACGCGGGGTGCTGGCATGGTGCATCGCCGGGGCAGTCGCCAGCGCCGCCTGATACACGTCGGTGCGGCCCGGCACCGCCGTAAACCCGGTCACGATATCGCCGCCGCGAATGATCGGCATCGCGCCGGGGGCCGCGATCAGATCGACGCCGCCAAACATATTGCCGTCGATCACCATGTCAGCGGCATTGTAGACGCCATCCGCCAGGATGATCGTAGACGCCCCGGTCCCCATCGCACGCCGCAAGGTGTTGACCGGCGCAGCGGCAGTACCCGCCGCGCCCAGCGTGCCGGTGGGGCTGACATGACAAACCCGGCCTGCTGTGTAAAAGTCCGGCGTCGGGAACGAGAACCGCTTCGATCCGGCACTGACCCAATCCTCCTTGATCCTGATTGTGCCGGTGACCCCGGACCCCATGTCTGCGTACAGATCGACAAAAGCGCAGGTCGGGGAGATCACCTTGTCGAGCGTCGAAAGCGGTATGTTCGACATTCCGGCGGTGATGTTGAGCTGGGTGCGATAGTCGCCGTTGCCATCCGAGAGGTCGCGGATTTCGGTCAGAGCCGCCGTCATTTGCATAACAAGAATTCGGCCAGCCACGTCGGAGAAATCTACGATAGCACCGGCGGAGAACGTTGCCCCGTTGATGGCGTCTCGCGGAATGCGAGCAAACCGACCCGACACACCTGTTCCGGATAGCTCCACCCCGGGGGTGCCATCCGCGAGGGTGACACGAGTCGCTTGTGCGTTCACAAAGGGGCGGGTGATCCAATCACACAAGTTGACCTGCGCTACGTCCCCATTGCGCGCGAGAGGTGCGATGGCCGGGGTCAGCGCGGCAGTGATCTGCGCTGCCACACCGGACGGCAGTGTGCCAATAATGCGCAGACTGCCGTCAGCCATCACCCGGACTATGTAAACCCGACCTGTCCTGATATCCCCTGCCGCAAGAGCGGTCCCATCAGCAGCTTTGAGTGTCCGGGGACCAAACCCACCAATATCAGCCTGAGGATCAGGTGCGGTGTTGGTAGCGGTGGCCGCCCACAAAAACACCTGAGTGGGCGCATACCCCGTCATTCCGGAGGGCGCAGTTGACACCTGAGCGTTTGCGCTGCCACCATTTGCAGCTGCCAGCGGCAGTGTCAGCAGGGGCAGCGCTCTCTGGTTAATGGCAGCTGTGGTGGCCGGATCCTCTGCGGAGCGCCCGACGATGAGCCATTGGGTCGCCCCATTGGAACAGCGCAGCAAAAGACCGATTGACGCAGGCACGTCGGCAGGCAGGAGCGCCCCGCCGGTCGGACGCAGGATTGGCAACCCGTTGAGCGTCATCGCTCCGGAGTTGGTACTGTCCGAGAACAGCAGCACCATCAGGCCTTGGGTCAGCGTCACGCCCGCAGGCAAGGCAGCGGTCTGAGCGGTCGCGTTGCCCGACGACTGCAGCGTAATGATTGGCGCGTCACGCGCTGCCTTTGAGGCGAGCTGCGCAGCACTCAGCGAGGTTTGCGGCAGATCGCCGATGCGCGACCAACTGCCCGCGCCGCTGGCACCCGCCTTGAGATACACGCCGCGCAAGGCTTCGGTTGGATCGCCCCAAACTGCCCCGCGTGCGCCCTCTGGCCAGGCCAGATCTGCAAAGAGAAGCGCACGGGTTTCGAGATTGACCACAATGGCATCGAGGCTGAGCTGTTGTGCCAACCGCGCCGGATCGATCATCACCGTGCTTCCCGCCCTGTTCCCCACCAGCGTGTCGATGACGGATGCTTCCGGGAGGTTGGTCGAAGTAACGCCAGCGGGCATGGTCTGTCTCCGGTCATGTTCAGGGCACGGCCGTCTATGCGCGCGCGCGGGCCGACGGACGCCCGGAACAGGGTTCCGGGAACCGACATGCCGATGTCCTCGATAGACGCGCGCGCGATAATGTGGCCGGGGGAGGCGGTTTAGGGGGTGTCAGATCACGCTGATGCTGAACGGGCCACTGACGGGACCCGGCACACCGTCAGCATTTTGAGGCTCGACCCAGATGTAATGCGTGCCCTGCGCCAGACATGCGCCTGTCTCAAGGTATGCAATGACATCGTCGATCGCGCCATCAAAGGCACTTTCTGCGAGCCACTCAATCCGATCGTTCCCTGTGACCGCCTGAATGCGGTCCATGCGCGGCCCGTTTACAGAGACGCTCGCGCCCGGGCGAACAGACCCGCCTGTCAGGCGTGGCGTGACCCCGCCTGCCGTGCGCCCTGACACGACAAATCCAAGGCGGTACCACTTCCCGGTCTCGAAATCGCGGGATTGACCGATCGCGTCTGCAATGCCGGCCGTGTGGGTGGCAAGCCCCGAGGCAATGGCCCAACCAGCGTCCAGATCCCAGACGGTCGGGTTGTCCATAGACCCGCCCGAAATCAGACTGGTCCGCGTGGTATCGCCCAAGGCGAAGCTGAAGCTCTGCAATGGGCTGACGGGATTGACCGCACCCACGGCGTCGGTCTCGCGGTCCAAAACGGGCGCCATTGATCGATAGAGCTGGATCTGGGCTGTATTGGCATCCGGGCCGGTCGCGAGCTGGATCAGCGCGCCACCCAGCAATGTCGTGATCGAAATGCTTTCGTCGTCCAATGCCGCCGGGATCGGGGCATCGCCCTGACCAACAACCAGACTGACCGGTGCGGTCCATGGTCCCGATACGCCCGCCCAAGACACCGCCTGGGCACGGATCTGCACAGCGACATCCTGCGCATAGGCGGTGATGGACCCGCCGCCGTTGGCGGAGGGGATCAGGACTTCGGTCCAGTCGCCAGAGGTTCCCGGGCGATGGCCGATCCGGAAGGACGCAGCACCAATGACCCCGCTGCCAGGGACAATCAGGAAGTCGATCTGGCCAGCTGTCCCAGCGCCCGAAATCCCGGACGAGATCGAGGCAAAGCGCGGAGCGGAGGGCTGGAGCAGATTTTCGTCAATCTCGGCCCCCACCCGGCCAGACCATGCTGGAACCTCGGCCGCATTGGTCAGGGCGTCGATCTCGGGCGCTGCAGCAACCGCGCGGATGATCTGGCACTGATCCTCGGTGGTCTCGATATGGGTGACGACCACCGGATAGCTGTCGGTCCCCATCTCGCCAAAATGCACGATTTCGCCCGCGACCGGCACCGGGCCGGAGCCGGTCAGAGTGAGGAGCGTCTCCTCCCCTGGCATTGTCCTGACCGGGCGGACCACCGATGTGCCGACAGTATCGGACGGATCGGCGAAGACCCGGAAGCGCAGGGCATAGCTGCGCCCCTCGACCATGGTCACCAGCTCGTCCAGTTCCACGAGATTTCCTGACACATGCCGCACCCTACCGGCCCATTGCGTTCGCGACAGCACGTCATGGCTGAGCATCGCCGTGTCGCCCCGGGTGGCCACCCGCAATGCGCCTTCCTGGGTGGCCTCGAACACATCCGGCCGATATTCCGCCTCCCAGAAGCGTCGCAGCCCCTCACGATAGACGATGGCCGCATTGGTGATGCCGGGCAGCTCCAGCGTCTCGGTCACGGTGATATTGCCGGTGTAACCCGGCCGCCGGATCACTCGCTGCGCTTCTTTGAAATCATTGTCCTGGTCCTGGAATTTGCAGATCCAGGCATGCGGCTTCGCAACATAGGCGCGGCGGACCGAGAAGCCCCAACTGTTGCGCGGGTTGATGTGATCGACGATCAGCTCGGCCGGGCGGTCGATGACCACGCCCCACCGGAGGCCATCATGGCGGGGCGACGCCCGCCCTGCGGCGGCAACTTCGGTCAGCACTTCGCGCAGCGTGGTCCCGGCCTGATCCTGCACCCGGTTGTATTTCAGTTCGCGCAGATGGCAGAAATGGTGCCAGTCGGTCAGCTGGCCGAGATCGATCTCGGCATCGGTGGCAGGTTTCGGATTGGCTGGGCATTGCAGGATGTAGCGATAGAGCGAAGCCGGATTTGAGGTCGCGCGTTCGACCCATTCTTCGGCCACATGGTCCCAGTCGAGACAGATCCGCTTCCCCAGGGCGCTGAAGTTATCAAGCGAGCCAGACAGCTGATGCGTTGCCTTGACCCTGACCGCGACCAGAGCCAACGGCTTGGGGTAATTCAACGGATACTCCGGCCGAAGGGTTTGCAGCCCTGCCCAGACGACACGCTGCTGCACTTTGGTATCCTCCACCTCCGCATTCAGGAGGGTGAGACGGACCTGCCAGCGGCCGCGCGAGGGGAATTGCCAGCTGTGCTGACGATAGAACGCTTCGCTGCGGCGGGCCACAATATCCAAAGAGGCGACCAGTTGCCATTCGTCGGCCTCAACAAGACGCTGTTCAATCCGGACAGTCACGCCATGGTGCTGCTGGTTTCCCTTGTCGTTGAATTTGATCAGGCCGCTCGGGAAGGCGATGATCGTTGAAGCGCCCTGTGCATCCGCACCCGTGGTCCGGACCACGGGCGTCTCAATGGCAGGCGCGCCCGGGATGACCTCACCCAGATCGTCGCGAGGCAGTGGCCGGGTCAACTCGACACCGATGCTCTCCTCGACAATCTGGCGTGGGTAGAGGCTGAGCGGCAAATCACCGGACAAGCCTTGCCGCACTTCAATATCGACCTCGTCGAATTCAGCTATCGATGTGTCCCCGATCCGAAAATCTGACAGGTCCAGGGGGCCTTCACCGAAGTTGAAAACGGCACGGATATACTGCCAATCCCCCACAACCTCGGTGTGGCTGCGCGCGGCAAACGGCGGCGCATAGCGAATTTGGCCGAGCACCACCGGCACTGCCCCGTCAGGATCGTACCGATTGCGCCACCCCGAAATGCTGTAGCTGTTGCGCCGCTCGTCGTCGGGCTTGACCGGCGGGATCAGCGCGTTGATCAACAGGTTTCCCAGCAGATTGACACCCAGGGTGATCAGGCCACCCGCTGTAGCAACCGCCGCAGCTCCGGTGCCCCACCCCAAGGCACCGGCAAGCGTCGGACCAAACATCGCCCCCAGCGCCACCGCCGCAATCGACACGACGATCGACAGGATCGCCCGCAAGGCCCCCTTGCCGGGCACAAGCCGGATGATGACGCGCACACCCGGCCGTGGCCGGACAGCGTGCCAATGCGCGGGCAGGATCATCGCCGACCCTTTTGCGCTGACCAACGTGACACGTGCGCGGGCGCGGTCTGCCGGGGCCGCACCGGGAAGCGCAATGGCGACGATCTCGCCGATCGTCAGACCATCGGGCAGCGTCATCTCAACTCTGGCGCTGCCGGGGTCGATGGCCGGAGCGGCGAGGACGGGAATGCCGGTCATCGCGGGGCCTCCGAGATCAGTTGCACGGGGCGTTCAATGACCTTTGAAGCGTGCCGGAAGTGACCCGCAAATCGGTGCTTGTAGGGTCCATCGGCATATCCCTGCACCTTGGCCTGATCGTCGGCCACCATGTGGATCATGATCCCATGCCGGATCACGATACCCAGATGTGTAGACAACTTGCCACGGCGGAACACTGCGATGTCAAAGGCCAGCGCCGCGCCGGTCACCGGCACCCAGAGCGGCGACGTGGCGGCCCCAGAGATCAGGGCAGAGATCTCGCCATGCTCATCGGCCGAGGCGTAGCCCAGATAATCGGGCAGCGTGATCCCCAGCTCTTCGCGGTAGATGATGCAGGCCAAGCCCCAGCAATCACAGCCCAGACGGTCGCGGCCGAAGTCGGAGTAAGGGATCCCGATGAAGCGGTCAGACCAGCTCATTGGCAGCGAGCCTTTTCGCTTAGAGCGCGACATGACATAGTCAAGGGAGGGGGTGGAACGATTCTAGCATTTGAGAAAGAAATTTTATGACCAAAGATGATGCAGCCATTGTGGAGGACGTCAGGGTCTATCTTGCTGAAACTGCGGACTCTGCGGTGCTTGCTTTTTTCACCGGAAGCAAGGCCACGAGGCTTGCGATCACCCATGACATGCTCATGAAGCTGATGGGCCGACTGTATGATATCAACGCCGTATGGGATAAGCTCCGCAGGCAGATCGACCCAAACTCCGGACAGGCCGACGAGACCATCAGCATGATTGGTATCCGCGCTTCCGCCGTGAACACCGGAACGATACGCGGGACCGACGAGGCCGCGATCATTTTCGAAACTGAGCTCGGACCGCATGTGTTCGCGATTCCGAAGGCCGCGATGGTTCAACTTGCCGACAAGCTTTTGCGGGAGGCGGAACGCCAACCAAAGCTTAGAAAGCTGAGCAGTTGAACTGCACTGCATCGAGGGGGCATATTTTCTGGCGCGAATTGGCGTCCTCATGAGTGCAGCCCCGGAAAATTGAGCCGGGTCATCCGCCCGGGTGGGAATGGTTCAAGTTCGACCTCATCGCGGCTGATCGTCAGCACGATCTCGCCTGAGGTGATGTCGGCCGAGACCAACAGCAGCCCGGTCCATTCGCCCTCGATGACATCCGGACTGTCTGCCAACACCACGGCGAGACTGACTGTTGCCGGGTCGGTGAAACTGCGCACCAGGTCCACCATCTCGGCGTCGAGGTTTTCGAGCGCGATCTGTGCAGTTGCCGGCGCGTCCTCTGCATCTCCGGGCAGCACAGCGGATGCGATCACCCATAGGTAGGGGTCTGTCACCGGATTGGCCCCGCGCCAACTGGACCGGGTGCCATACATCAAGGGATTGTCCGACAATCGTTCTGTATTGTCGGTGGACAGGCGGATCGGGGCCTCAAGATCGGGATGTTCAATGTGGATCAACGCCACCTCGATCTCGGCCGCGCCTTCCGCGTCCTGGGCAAGGCGGGCATTCAGGCTTAGGCGTCTCATGGCATCACCTGCACATTGAAGGACTTCTTGAACTCCACCTGACCGTGGATGGTCTCAACCGGCACCTGGTCGCCCCAGGCGCAAAGCCAGCGCCCGGCCATGAGCAGAGGCTCACCTGTGCCAGTCAGAAGAGGCGTCCCGCCCGTAGCCAGCAGTGGCCAGCCTTCCGTGGTCGGGTCGGGCATGTAAAACAGCCGCGCGCCCTCGGAGCAGTCGTGATGATAGAACCTGTCGAAAATGGCCTTCTCGTTCCGGGTAAGGATGAGCGACAGCGTCACCAGTTTGGCAGCCGACGAGAAGCGGCGGCGATAGCGCGCGGGCCCAGCGTCGGATTGCGACTTGCGCCGCGCATCCTGCGAGGTCAGCTGCCAGCTGGGCCGCTCAGGGCGCGGCAATTCTGCGGGCCATGTCAGGATCACGACCGCCTCCGCGCCGGTCGGGTGACACCATAGACCTGGCTCATGTTGCGCGCGGCTTTGCCACCGGGCGTAGCCAGTCCGTCGCCCACCACATCCGAGATGACATATCGCTGCTGGCGTTGACCGCGTGCATCGGTGCTTTCCTCAACCTGAAGGTCGACCTGACGGGCAGTGTTGTTGACCAGAACCGGCTGCAGCTGGATGACGGAAGGTGCGCCGTTGGCAGCGTTCGGCGGACGCGATGTCAGGATGGATCGGGTCAGGTTGGCATTGAGGATCCGGCTCGGGCCGGTGAACTCCAGCTCAGGCCCGTCCTCGCCCACAACCCGCAAACCGCCGCCGAAGTCCCCACCAGCCGCAAAGCCGGGGATCTTCAGTTGGCCCGCGATGCCTGTGGCAAGCGTACCAAGAAACCCCATCAACCCGCCCTGAGCGCCGCCGCTGGCAGCACCATTGAGGCCTCGCGCAAGCGCAGAGCCGAAGACATCGAAGCCAGTGCCGAGCGTGCCAAGATCGCCGGTAGCGGCCTGCGCAGTGGTGCCAAACTTTGCGAGCGCGACCTCGGCCGAGCCAAGTCGGCCGGTCCAATTATGCGCGCCCGTCGGGTTCGCCGAAGACCAGCCCTGAGGGCGCTCAAAGCCCACGAAGGCAGAGGTTGCCTGTTGCACATCCGGGGCGGCCATGAGCCGCTTCAACACACCGCTCTCTGAGGTCAGCAGCTCCTTCCAGACGTATTCGAGCTGCGCATTGACATTGCCGAGCCCGGCCTGGCCACCCACCGAGTTCAGCAGACCTTTCCCGCGTTCGGCATGGTGCTGGAACAGGCCAAACGAGGTATACTCACCGTTGACCTTGTCTCCTTTAGCCATCGGGTTGAAGGCGCTTTCCGCCTGCACATTTCCCATGATCGCCGCAATCTGATGCGGCTTCAGCCCCTTCTGGGCGAAGAAAGCCCAGACCTGAGACTGCACATCACCAGATCCACCAAGCGTCCCGCCATAAGCCCCCGGGGCGCCAGACATGTTAGCAATAGCGCCCGTTCCGTTCATTCCTGACAGGAAGGACATGGCCCCCGCGCCGTTGATCATCACGCTTTGCGCCATCACCTGCATCATGCCCACGGGCATCGCTGCCTGCTTTGCCAGTCCTTCCTCATCAACGCCATTGCGACCGGTCAGCTTGCCCCAGATCCCGCCCAACCCGCCGACATCCTGCATGGTGCCCAGATTGGTGCCGAGCAGCGCGTTCTTCAGCGGATTGCGGACGCTCAGATCGAAGAGGCCCTTTTCCAACTCGGCCGCCAGTTCTTCAAATGCGCCGGCGATGTCGCCCGCCTTCAGCTTGTCGAGCACGGCGTCGACGGCGTTCTCGCCCGCAGACTGGACACGCGCCCAGGCATCGGCCTGAGCTTCTACCAGACGGTTCGACTCGGCCAACCCAAGGGCATCGCGCCGATACTGCTCAGCCATATCGCCCTCCATGCCGCTTTGCCGAATGTCGCGTTCCGCCTGTGCCAGAGCCAGCACCCGGGCGCGGACTTCTGCGGTCTGGCCGACCAGGGCGAGTTCCAGCTGCAGCTGCTGGGTTTGTTCGGATTGCGTACGCACCAGGTCAGCCTGGGCCAGTCCGATATCGCCAAGGGCCTTGGCGCGAGCACTGGCGGCGGCCTCCGCCGCCCACTCCGCGTCACCTCCCTCTGCAATGACACGAGCATACTCCTTCTCAGCCTCAATTGCCGCGCGTGTGTAGGGGTTTCGCTCACCTGCGATTTGACGATCGAAGCCGTCCATCAACCTGTCCGTCGCAATATCCTCGATCGCCTTACGCTTGGCGGCATCTGCGTCGGCCAAGGCTTTGTTCCGGACCCGCGTGGCCGATGCCCTTGCCAACTCGGCGTCACCACCCTCTGCGATGACCCGCGAATATTCCTTCTCACCTTCAATTGCCGCGCGGATGAAGAGATTTCGCTCGCCTGCAAGACTGGCATCAAAACCGTCCATTCGGCCGGCCGTGGCAACATCGTCCATCGCCTTGTCACGTAGCAGGGTGATTTCCGCATTGGCCCTCGCGATTGCTCTGGCGCGTTCCTCCTCAGCCTCCATGCCCTCAAGCTTTTGCTTGCGGATCCTGATCTCCGCCTCTGCCAAAGCATTCGCCCGCGCCCGCACCGCGTTGCTGGAGCCGATCAGGCTGATCTCGCGGTTGATTGCGGCGATCTCGTCTTCCTGGCCGCGAACCCGCTCACGCCGGGCCTCTTGGGCGGCGTCTTCTGCCTGCCTTTGCCGGGTTGCGAGCGCGACATATGCCGTCAGCCACTGGACGCTGCCCTTCTGCACGCCGATGTCTTCGAGGCGGATCGCGAGCGTTTCGCGGGCCTGCCGTCCCCGCAATCGCTCCACTTCGAGGCTGTCCTCACCAAACTGGGCCGAGGCAAAGGCCAGTTCGGCCTCCTGCTTGTAGCTGGTGACGATCTGATCGGTTTGGCGCTTGACCACTTCACCCCGGGCGCTGCCGTTCCAAAGTGCTTCGGTCTCGGCGGTCTTGATGCCGATTTCCGCCAGTTCGGCCAAGAGTTTGCGGGCACCGTCCGACATGCCTGTAAAGGCCTTGCCCCCGGACATCGCCGATTGCAGCTCGAGCAATTGGGCCGTGAACCCCTTGACGTCACCTTGCTCGACCAGTCGCGCCATTTCGGCGGTCCGGCTTTTGAAGTCCTCATAGGTGTTTGAAGCACCCAGAGTGTCGTAGTTTGCAGCTTCGCTGGTTGCTGGGCGAAGCAGCGCTTCAGGCACAATGCCGGTCTGGCCAGACATGCCTGCGGCAATATTGCGGCCGATAAACTGTCCCCAGCCTTCTTGCACTTCGGATTGCAGGAAGCCGTCAATTACCCCCTGAAGGCTCTTGAGCTCGGAGACGCGGTCAAGCTCGGCCAAGCCCTGCGAGAGCCCGCGGACATCAGAGGTCAGGTTGCCGAATGTGTCCGACAGCCGGACATTGCCGACACGGTCGAGGCTGGTCTTCATCCGGCCCAGCGTGGCATCCAGATCCTCGAGATGCTGATCCCAGGTCTTAGTCTCCTTGCGCAAAGACATCAGCGCCTGAATGCCGAAGGCAGCAAGAGTGGTCAGGCCGATGGTGACCAGGGCGGTGGGGTTGAAGATAGACAGGATCCCGGAGGCCATCTCCTTGGCCGCCTTCGCGCCGCCGCCCATCTGCTGGGCTATGCCGGCGAGCTGCGAGCCCTGCTGAAGGCCGATCATCGCAGGGTTCATTCCCATCGCGGCCGTGACACCAATGTCGAACCCCTGCGCCCCGATATTTGCAGTGTAGGCCCCCGAATTCACGGCATTGCCGCGCCCACCCGATGCAACGGGCATGAGGGTATTGGCAGCTGCGGTGCGAGCAGCGGCGGCCTCGCGCGCCGTGATTGCACCGATCTTCTCCGCCTCAGCGATCCGATCCAGCTGCATCTCATATTGCCTGCTGGCCGCAAACAGCGGGTTGAAGCTGGCGCGGATGTCGTCCAGCGCGACCTGGTAGGTCCGCGATGCAGCCGCCGTCTCGACCATCTCCTGCGCCTGCGCGCCGATGCTGACTGTCAGGCCGCCGATTCTCGACCGCAAAGAGCCTGCGGCCGTTTCGGTTGCGCGGAATGCCGCGAGCATGGGCGCCACCGTCGTGGCTGGATTTGCAAGTGGCGCAATCAGAGCCCGGCTCCGCGCGTCTTGGGCACGACGTTCCGCCGCCGCCAATTGATCCTGACCACCAGCGGCCTGAACCGTCGCCGCCGCCAATGCCTGCAAATCGGAAGCCTGCTTGCGTGCGGCGGCGGCGGCTTTGTCGCTGTCGGTGGAGACCTGCCGCATGCTGGTCGACAGATCGTTTAAGCCGGACTTGCCCGCCGCGACATCAGCCCGGACCACAAGGGAGAAATTGAACTGGTTGCCGCTCATCGTTCGCCCTCTGCAAACACCGAGAGTGCCTCGGCTTCCATTTCCATCAGATCCGCAAAGACCTCGTCCGGATGTCCGATCGTCGTCCCAGCTCGGCGCAGCACCACGTCAACAGCGCTATAGTCGAGACCCAGAAAGGCTGATCCGCTCAACCCGGCGAGCACGCGCCACTGCGTTTCGCAGGCCCGCCACACCCGATACGTCGGGACGTTCTGGGCCATGATCTCGATTGCATCGGGGTCAACCGACCGATCTGCGGTGCTGACCGGCACACCCATCGCTGCAAACTGGGCCGCGAGATCGGCGTCGATCGCCACGGGTTGCCGATCATCGGTCTTGCCACGCCGCGCAAGCGCCCAGGCCCGCGCGACGGTCCTCAGTTTCCCAGGCGGGCCTCTTCGCCGTTCATTGACTCGCTCAGTGCCTCGTTGATGCCTCTGCGGAACCAAGTTTCCTGCAGCGCCAGTTCAAGGTTTGCAGGGCTGAACGGGATCAGCTGGCCGTCATCGCCGACCACGTCATCCCAGTTCTTCACGATGGCCAGCGCTTCGCGGGTCTCATGCTCAGTCAGCTCGCGCATAGTTTTGAGCTGGGCCGCAGTCTCTTGCGCGACAAGCAGCGCCTCGCGCGACTTGGGCTCGAACTGCACCCTCAGCACCTGCTCAATAACCTTGCCCGGCTGTTCCGGATCCGGAATTCGCACTTTGACCGGCCACCAGAAGCGCCGCGATTTCGACAGCGTGAATTTCATGGCCTACCTCACCGTGATCTTGATTTCGTCCATGCCCGAAACCGGACATGGCATCAGCGGGATTGTGTAGTTGACGATCCCATCGGTCTGCCCTTGCGTTGGGGCGCCAAGCTCGACTGCTGGCGCTGTGACCTCGACAATGTTGCCGGCCGCAATGCCATGCACCATGCTCAGGGCACCGCGCGCGCGCGAAAGCGCAATGCCAAACCAGTCGATGTCTTCAAGCGGGCGAGCCTCGACAACGGTTGAACCGGTGGATTTGCGGTCAGAAATCAGGATCCTCTCATCCCCGATCAGGAAGCGCGGGGTCAGGACGTTGCCCAGATCCAGCGTCAGGCTCTCCGAAACAGCTGACCACCCATGCAACTCCAAGACGCTGTGCGCCTTGCTGACGATCAGCGGCGTGACCCATCCGGCCGTCGTGACGACGGGGAGTGCGGCATCCGTGATCTGACCCATCAGGCCGACGACGGTGAACCGAAACTTCGGGATCTGCTTGGGGATGAAGTTGACGGCCACATTGGATTGCGCGCCAACAAACACGTGCTGGACGCCGTCACTGTTGAAATAGACAGACCCGGACTCAACCTCATCCTCAATGATCTCGTATTCGACCGAGGTCGTCGCGGTCACGGTTTCTGACAGGCCACAAGCGCGCAAAAGGGAGCCATAGCGGGGCACCGTGCCCGCGGCGCCCGCGCCCGCGATCTCCACATCGAACTCGAGGCGACCATGAATTGCTGCAAGGATCATCCCCTGATTGCCCATGTAGGGCAGCATCAGGTCACGATTGACCTCTTCCGCCTGGAAAGGGGTAAATGTGATGTTGGTCGCAATGATCGCGTTGGCTGCGAGTGGTACCGCGTCGGTGCCGTATTCGGTTTCCAGCTTGTGAAGCATGGCGAGCTTGCGCCAGTGACGAACGGTCATGATGGTCAGTTCCTTTTGCGCGATGCCCGCGACGGGGCGGCATCAGAGGGGATCGGGTCAGTATGGTCCGAAGCCGTTTGCGGAGCAGGTTTTGGGGCCTCCTCCGCAATGACGGTTTGCGGTGCGGGCAGTGCAGAGGGCTGTGTTTCTGCACGAACAAGGGCACCTGTCACCGGGTCACGGATCCAGCGGCCCCCTTGCTGGGGTCGGGAAGTCATCTTCATGCTCCTGTCAGGAAACGGGCGGTCGCCCAGGTTTGAACGTAGATGCTGACGCCTTTGGTGATCGGGCTGCTTTCGCCTCCGACCAACTCGCACGGCTCGGCGGCGTCCGGCGGCTCCCATCCGGCCAAGGCGGCTTCAACCAGTCCTTTGAAGGCGTCGAATTGAACTGCACGCTCGGCACCCATCAGGGCATCATAGTGGCGGATCACGACACCAACCGCGAATTGCACTTCGACGCGTTGGCGAAAGCCGCCCGAAATAAGGGCCTGTTCACTTGCCCGTTCACGCCACGGCATGATGATCACGGTGCCGCTGTCGACCTGGCCTGCACGGTCTGCCAGCGCGTCAATATCTTCCGCGATCTCCACGCCGGTGAAGATCGGGGGCAGCAACGTGGCCGTCAGGCGGGTGTGAATTTCGGTCAGCATCACCAGCCCCGGAGCTTGGCAGGTGTGAACACCTGTGGCGGGTGCGATGCCAACACACGACCAGTCTGCGCTTCGGGGGATGTTTCACCTGCGGCGCCCGGCAACGCATAGCGGCCCGCCGCCACATCCTTGAGAGCGGCAATCGCATCCTTGTAATCCTGGGCGACGTGTTCAGGGGCACCATTGCGGTGCAGCACGTAACGAGCGATCGAGACCGCCCAGGTCCGCAGCACCGGTGGGATTGACGCGAGCGGGCGGCTGTAGCGGGCAAACACATATCCGTCGATTGCGTTGTCAGCATCAATGAGCGCCGCCTCCACCACGTCAGGATCTGGCGTGCCGTCGCGGTCCCGATCGGCAATCTGCTTGATCTCCGGCTCGCCCGCGCGATCCAGCAGGTCGCTGAGGGTGGCGTAGGTCATTGTCCGTCCTCTGGCAGCGTGATCCGACCCGGCTGAAACACAGCGCGGTTCATCGCCATGAAGCCTTGTTCAATGTGCGTTCTCGCGACAGAGAGCCACCGCGTATCCATGCCCTGAGTGGCAAACAGCAAATCGAGCTGGCGCAGGGCACGCTCTTCCAGAACCTTGTTGGTGTTGACCAGCTCAACGGCCTCCGCCGATTGGGCGCGATAGCCGGACACGGGCAAACCAGAATACGATGCTTCAGCCATTTCAGTTCCTCACGGTGGGTGGTTGCGGGGGCAAGATTTGAACTTGCGACATTCGGGATATGAGCCCGATGCTCTGACCATCTGAGCTACCCCGCCCAGTCCGGTTGCGAGGGGCGATCCGGAAACCGCCCCGCACAGTCTCAGAAGAAGATCAGCCGGCCAGCATCCGGACGGCAGGTCGACCAAGGCAGCCGTGGATCCGCACCCCACCGACCTGGCGATCATTGAGCGCGGTGGCGGCCATCCAGATCCGACGGATGGGCTGCGCCCGATCTGCCAGACGTGGGATGAAATCAAAGGACCAGGTCACAGCATCGCGAATGCAACTGCAGACGGTGAAGACCAGATCGCTGACAAAGGTCGCAAGGGACGATGCCCAGGCGATGGTGTTCAGGGCAAAAGCAAGAAATGAGCGAAGCATCATGCGCATCTGCGTTCCTTGAGGTTGAGGATGGTTGCCGGGGGCGGTATTGCCGCCCCCGGCTCGGGGCTGGGTTCTTCAGCCCTTGGGTGTGGTCGCTGCACCCTTCTTCGGGGCGGTCTTTGCGGCCTTCTCGGGGGGGGTATTCTGGGTATCAGGGGCTTGCGGTGCCCCGGCAGGCGACGGGTCAGCAGATCTGGCGGCCAGCTGCGCCTCGAGATCCACAACCACACTTTCAAGTTCGGCGATCTGCACCTTCAGCTGGTCGCGTTCAGCGGCGCTGGCCTCTAGTTTTGCAGTCATTGCGGCCTTTTCCGACTCGGAGAGTGCGACGATGGACCGGACCTCACCTTCAAGCTTGGAAAGCTCACCATCAAACGCGGCACCGGCAAGGAGCAGGGCAGCAGCTTGCACTGCAGATTCCCATTCGGCTTCCGTATAGGTCCGTGTCGCCGGTGCCCCAGTGACGTCCGCCGCCGCCTCATCCGGTCCGATCAGCCCTGCAGCCACCAGATCAGCCTTTTCTTCGGCGGTGACCTCCTCGTCGCCCGGCTTCAGCCAACGCGCGCCGACCTTCGCCGGGCCGGTCAGGCGGACCTTGATCATCTCGCCCGACATCAGCCTTGCCCTGCGTTCTGAAACAGGAAGCCTGCGTCGGCCCCCACGATGTAGGGGCGCCGCTCGGTGGTCGTGGGATAGATCCACGACTTGGTTTCACGCGAGTAGTAGGGCTGCTCGACCTGCGGATAGCCTGCCAGCTCATAGGTGTAGCCATAGGACGGCACCTGATAGTTCCCACCCTTCGGCACATAGGCCAGAATGGCGTCATCCCCCCAAATGTCCGTCGCGGCCGCCGTATCCGCAGCGGTCTCCGGCAGATAGACGGCCTTGCCGACAACCACGTCCTCCAGCTCCAGCAGCGCCGCCAACATCGCCGTCGTGATCGACTGGGCGCTGGTGTATTTGAACTGTTCTTTGATCGAGGCATGGCCGGTCAGCGCGTTCTTGGCATTGGGGCCAAGGATCAGGGTGTTGGCATAGCGGCCCGTCATGCGGCGGATCGCCTCGTTGCCCGCCTTGATGTCAGCAATTGGGGTCGAGGCAGATTGCGTCCAACGCGCGGTCGTAGTCAGCGTGACACGGTTGCTGACGGCATAGTTGGCAAGCGTGCGTGCCATGTTTGCACATTCGAACTCGAGCCCGAGATCCACGACATCAAGCACCATGTTGATGGCACCCCGGCCAAGGTCGATGCCAGGGATCGACTCGGCTTCCTGCTGATGTTCGATCGGGACCACGCCTTCGAGGGCGTCCTGGACCAAGGAAATCGGATCCGCCGCATAGCCGTACTGGACGCGTTTGACGTTCGAACCCGGCGCCCGCTTGGTGTTCATCAGCCGGAAGCTCTCCTTGCCGAACTTCAGCTGGCGCATTGCGCGGTTCGGAACAATCGCCCGGGGAAACAGCATCGGCGAGATGAACTCGGAATTGCGGTAGCCGCGCGCGTGGGTCGAGAGGATCGGGTCGACGACAGCTGCGCCGCGCGTGTTGATGGGGGCCATGATAAACCTCAGTTCAGGGTGGAGAAGCTGATGGTGACAAACTCACCATCGGCGGCGGCGTTCAGCGCACGGCCGAACGGATTTGTGCCCGCCCCGATCGTCTGAACACCACCGGCGGCGGCCGAGACTACGCGGGCACCGGCGGCGATGATCCCGACGGCCTTCACCCGGACGATGCCGGCCTTCATAATCGGGGCGGGATCGCCGATCACCGTGTTCGGGCTTTTGGCGACGCCTGCCACAACCGCGTCGGCGGCAGTGATTTTGGCACCGTTGAAACCGACCAGGTCATAGGCCTCAAACAGGCCGGTAGAGATGATCGTGTCGGTCAGGATGTCTTGAAAATACATGGTCGCTCCTCAGGACACTGCACGGACGGCATCGAGATATTCCGTGCCGGGGTGGGCGCGCTGATAGCTCAGCGCCTTGTTGTGGATTGCGAGACCTGCCGGATCGACCGCACGGCCATCTGCGGCGAAGGCAACGGCCTTGGCAGCGCCCGGCTCATCCCCCAGATCGGCCTCTCCGAAATTGACAACCTGCGGCTGCGCCTTCAGCACGTCGCGCAAGGCAGCGGCGGCAGTAATCTTCTCGCCGCCTTCCGCAAAGGCGACTGAGGCCTGCGCCGGCAGCGCGTCGAGAATGGCCACCACCTTGTCTTTGGAGGCCGGGATCAGCCGACCCTCCTGGATCAGCTCCTCCGCAAATGCGACGTGATCGGCATGGGAGATTTTCGACTCGCGCTCAGCAATGCGCTGCTCACGGGCGATGAAATCGGCTTCACGCGCGGCGAAGGCCGGATCGGGCTGTATGGTCACAGCAGGGTCCTCTTTCGGTTTGGGTTGGGTGTCTGGATTGGGGATCGCGGCAAATCGCGGGGTTTGCGGATCGTCGGCCTCATCCAGCCAGTCGATCTCCCACGAGGGCAGCACCTTGTCGGCGGCCTCGAGGCCGTCGCGGTCGATGATCCAGTCGCGCAGACGCCGGAAGATCGAAGCGGATTGGGTGGCCGCGCCGAACGCGGCGGTGAAGGTTGCCCCCGCCGTTCCGGCAAAGGCCGCGTTTTTCAGGCCACTTACCGCAGGGGCGGCGGCACCCAGAAAGCCAACGTGTTTGGGATACCAGGACCCGGGCACCGGGTTGTGCCCCTGATCCGGCGCGAAAAAGGACATGCTGACCTTTTTGTAGCGCCCGGCCTTGACCAGGTCTGCAAAGGCGGGCTCGATCTCGTGCACATTCGCAAACAGCCGCTCGGCCTTGGTGTCATACTCAAAGCTCTCGACCCATCCGTATGCCGGCGCGTCGGCGTCCGGGTGCCCCACCACAATCGGCGCAGGCGCGGTCGCAGGATCATAGGCATCGGCAACCGCCTTCAGGTCGGCCGCCGAATACGTGATGGATGCGCCCTGCATCGGCGTGAAGGTGCCGGGGCGGAAAACTTCAATGCGGGCGGTGAGGGGTTTGGTTGTCATGGTCCATCCGAGTTTCTTCGGAGACCATGCGGCACAAATCTGGGCGATTAGACCGGAAGCCAGTTCCGGGTGGGAACGTGTCGCTTCTGAACACATGGTGCGCCGTGAAGGGCGCGGCGGTCAATCCCATTCCCTGATCGGGGCGCAATATGCGCGCAGAGCGATCCTAACGGGGGGCTAACAGGCCTTTGAGCCATCCGGCGCGGGATACTGAAGCCAGACCCGCGCAACGCCGCTCAGGGGCGCGTTTTGCAAACTGGCTCACCGGGCGTTGAGCCAGTCTTGGGCATCTTCAAGAATGGCCACCTCGTCTTGGGCGGAGATGCCAATGAAGGGGCGCGCCGGGATCGTGATCGTGTGGGCCGGGATCTGCACGTCCGTCACCACGTTGGCATCCTTCTTTTTCACAAAGCGGCGTCCGATGCTGCCATCCCCACCTCGCAGGCGGTAGATCTTCGCGGCCCGTGCAGGCTTCTGGATCGTCCCCCCCAGCTGGTGGATCGCAGCCGTTTCTTTAGGCGATCCGACCCGCACCTCGTCATCGGAGGTGCGAGCGCTGATGGATCCGGCCAGTGGAGTTCCGCTGCGGCCTTTGGTGTTTGACCGAAGGATTGTGATTGGCGTTTGACCCAGACGCTGACGGGCCTTGATCGTCGCAGGCTTCAGCGGCGTCCACGCCCGCCCGTCTGGCCCCGCTTGACGGTCAAAGTTCGACGCTGCCGACTGCACAAGTCGGATGCCAATCGCCGTGAAAAATGGGCGACGATCCGCCATCCGTGCCATGAGGGCGCTGAGCTGCTCACGCGCCTCTGCGTCATTCAGTTCGACTGTGATGCTGATCCCGGTCACGATTGATTTTCCTTTGGTTTCGCACTATGTTTATTGGGTCGGCAGGGTGTGACGGTGACTGTCCTGCAAGCCCATCCGACGCAGCGGCCCGGTCACCTGGGCCGCTATTTTCTTTTCCAGAGCAGCTTGCCAACACGTTGTTTGTCGAGATGACGATGATCAGGATGCGATCGGGTGAAGGACGCATATCCGGTGACCATCCGCCAATGTCTCCTCCCCATTTCGAACAAAACGAAGAGAGCCGTCTCTGGATCGACACGCACATAGCGGCGCGTCACAAGCAGCTCTGTCAGGTCGGACCGGACCGGGTCGGGCACCTCACGCACCCCAAGCCAGATTTCATCCGGGTCCATGATTGTCTCCGCCAGAAAGGCAGCGTGATCGGCGTGGCCCCGTTTGCCACCTTTCCAAGTCCCGTCCGGTCGAAAGAAGACATCGCTGGAGATCGGTATCCTCGTTCCGCTCACATCCTCCCAAAGCACTGCAGAGCCGGGCGCCGCGCCAAAAGGCTCCAGCAGGGCTTTGATGTAGTCTGCCGGCTGCAGGTCAGAAGCCAGCTTCTCAGCCGTGAATGATTTGGCCTTGGCCACAAGATCATCAATCGGCTCGGCCTCATCAATGCGAACAACGTGATGACCTGGTTTGCCTTCTGCAGGCGCGGCGTCGTCATCCTCCAGAAGGGCAGAGGGCACGAGACCGCGCTCCCACTTGTCACCCGGCATGTAGTCCCAGCCGAAATCGACGCCCTCGGGCAGCAGTGAGGTTTGGCCAGAGGTGCGGTCAAGATGAGGCTTTCGCACGATGACTGGGGCCTTGTCCGGCCCGGTCTTGCCCAACCGGCGCAGGTCGCCACGCGACAGGCTGTGACAGCCGCAGCTGCAGACCCAACCATTCGGCGGGAAATAGACGTCCCACCAGGGATCATTCCACATCAGGACAAGGCCATCAAAGCCGACATGCTCTGGCCGTGGGTTTTCAGGCACACGGGTGTCGGCATGCCGGTACTGCCAATAGGGCATGATCTTGACCACGTCAGGGTCGCGCATTTGGCGCAGGCGTCCGGCCATGTAGCTGGTGCGGATGTTGGTCTCAAGAATTGTCCGGACGCGCCAGTTGCGACCGCCGTTGTAGGACCAGCCATATTTGTCCACGATCCTGTCGAACTCGGCGGCGAACCCCTTGGTGTCGTAGGTCCGTGCGCCTTCGATAATCGCAGCCTGGAACTCCTCGAGCATGGCGATGTCGGTGGCACCGGCCACGACAAAGGCGCGGTCATGGGTGCCATACATGGCATCGGTCCAGGCGCGCGTGGGCTTAGGGCGCTTTTGCGTCAGGAACTCGATCTGCTCGCGGAATTCCTGACGGGTGAAATCAGGTTCGGCGAAGGCCGCGGGTGCCTCCCCGTCCTGAAACACCGCCTCCCTCCCTTCCAGGGCCGCCAGTTCCATCGCCTGATCCAGCAAGGCGGCCAGTGCATTCGGTGTCCAGCGTGCGCCCAGTTCCAGCATGGCCGCAGCTGCCATCGCCTCCAGATCTTCGATCGGCGACCAGTTCTCGGCATCCGCGATGATTGCCCTGGCAGCGGCCAGGCGGCGGGTGAAATGCCGCTCGGCGGCGGCAACGGCCTGCTCGGTGATGCGTTCTACGGGCCCGCCGGGTTCAGCGAAGCAGACGTGCCGACCCGTCAGCGTTTTTTTTTGAGCCGGGCGGCTGAGAACATGGCGGGGTCGGTCATCAAAGTCGGGTCCGGCAGATCCGGGGATGTGGAGAAATCGGCTCGTGCCGCGACCAGAGCGTCGATGGTTTTGTCAGACAGCCCGTCGGTCACATCAAACGAGACGATGTATTCGCGGGCGACCTGATCATCCTCGAATTTTGCAGCCTGCTTGACGATCGCGGAGATGGCCTTGTCCTGCGACAGCGCGGCCTCTGCCTTGGCTTTCCGGGTGTCTGCAGCATCCTTTTCGTTCTTGGGTCTGATCCGCCGGATTGAAGGCACTGCAGCGCCCGGCAAATTGTAATCGATGATCCACTGGCACAGGCTGTCGCGCAACGTGTCGGTCTGCAAATCGCCATCGCTGTCCGCCAACACCTCCAGCTGGTTGGCGTGTACTTCGCCCAGGGCACGGTTGCCGCCACTGGCGCCGACCTGCGTGGTCAGCGTCTCGCCGGTCACACGGATTGAAATCTGGGCATCCCAATAGGCCAGAAACTGTTCATAGGTGACACTGCCAGAACGGCTTGCCTCGAGAAACGCCACATCCGTCCCGATCGGCACGGTGATGGCCGAACTGGTACGTGCGTCCATCAGGGTGTTCATCAGGCGGTTCTGCTCGTCCGAGAGCATGCCATAGGGCGTTTTGCCGACGATTGTGGGCCCGGCGTACTTCTCGAGAAAGTGCAGCCAGAAGGTGATGCCCTCGCGCTTGAAGAGCACGGGCCAGAACAGACTGGAACCAAGGCCAAGGCCGTAGGGGTTGTTGCCCCGGACCCCGACACGGTGGACAATGAACTTTCGCTCGGGCAGTTGCTCGCCCTCTGTCATCCGGGTCCAGGTCAACAGCCGCGGCTGCCAGTCGCGGCCAAAGACGAAGCGACGCTGATCATGCGCCTTGATGCGAGCCGGCTTGATCCTGTTTCCATCCCGGGCCCAGACGATCTCGGCCACAGCAAAGCCCTTCAGTGTGGCATTCAGCAGGTCACGGCAGATCTGGTCGAACGGCAGGGCATCAATGCACTCAGCCACGAGGTCAGCCGCCTCCTTGTCGATTGGCCGGTCGCCACCCGGTTCAACCTCCCAATCCCGGCTGACCAGCGTGTTCTTGCGCTTTTCCAGCATCGCGCCCGCATGGGTATCGCGCTCGATCTCGTCATAAATCGCAAGGCCTTTGCCATTGCCCTGCTGGATCAGCGTGTCGTCGACGTGTTGCAGGACGCCGGTGAAAAATGGGATCGTGATGTCGTTTGCGACGGATGCGATCAGCGTGCGCTGTTCGATCGGCAGGTTCTTGCGGCCCTGATCGGCAAAGGCTGCAGCGGGTGCATGCGGACGTTGCTTGTGTTTGCGGCGGCTCATTTGCGATTCTTCCTGCAGCTGCGCTGCCCCTTTTTCCCCTGCCAGTAGAGCCAGACCCCAAGATCTCCGATCCGGGACCCTGCCCATCGAACTAAGGTCCAGAAAGTCCAGCGCATCATCTGAATCCTCCCAACCGATATCCACCGAGTCGCCCTCCGCCGGACGAAGGAGCTGAAGCCGTCTGCATCTGGCCGGCCGCGCCACCGCCGGCATAGATCAGGGTGTTCTGCCACAGCATGTCCAGACAGTCGGGGCCGTCGTCATGGTCGGCGTTGGGCCATTGCTGCAGCTGATCGATCAGCGTGGTGTGGGTCGGTGCAAACCGGATCAGCCCGGCCGCAATGGGTGGCTGCAGGCGCTCGATGCGCAGGTTCTTGTCGGCAACGGGGATGATGGGCACAGCCGAGATCCCCACCCCTTGCTTTGCCGCTTCGGTCATCATTGTTGTCCGCAGGAACTCCTGGAACTGGACCGTCTCGACGAACCACAAAAGGCAGCGATACTCCCGCTGCAGGGCAATGGTGTCAGAAATGATGATGTCCGGCAGGCGCTTGCGGATTGAGGCCTCGACCACATCCATTCTTCCTGACAGTCGGTCGAACCCTCCGATCAGGATGGCCGAAGGGTCGCGCCCCTTGCCGTTCTTCCCCAGCGACGGGTCAATTGCACCGAAATGGATCCACTCGCGCAGGCGGATGTTCCAGAACACCAGTTTGGCAAAGGGGTTGCCTTCGCTGATAGGCTGGTTCTGGTATTCGGTCGCGAAAGCGTCATGGGAGGCCACCCGCTCGAGCATGAGCCAAAGAAGTGGCTGAAGGGCCGGCCAGTTGACGACTGCGCCGGCATCCATCTCGGATTTACGGGCGGCGTAAAACGCCCGCGCCGCCTCCTCGCCGTCATTGTGATAGGCCTCTTCAAACGCGTCCCATAGGTCCATCCGATCCGGCCAGGTCATGATTGCCTGGAACTTGGTTGTGCGCCATTGCTGCTTCTTGGCAGCCCGGACCAGCACCGCGTCAAAGTGGAGGACTGTGCCGACCCAGATCACGTGCATCGAACCGTCAGGCGGGCCAACCTTCAGCGCGGCGCGCTGGATCCAGTTCTCGAGTTTCGTGCGCTGCTCAGGGCTGCGGACCTGCTCATCATTCTCGATATCGTCAAAAAACATCAGGTCGGGACGATAAGGCCCATGCCGACGGCCGCGCAGCTTTTGGAGTGCCCCAAGGCCCTCAACGCGGATATTCTGACGGGTGACGATCTCCCCCTCGCGCCAGACCCGGCCTTGCCCGCAGGCTTCCGGGAAATCATGCTGCAGGCGCGGGTTGGTGGTCAGCTCCGCCTTGATCGCCTCAATCAGCAGCGCGGCCTGAGCATAGACGTCGCAAACCTCAAGACAGTACCGGGTCTTGCGCATGACGATGCAATAGAGCGCGAACCCGAGCGACAGGTGGGTTGATTTTGACGAGCCGCGTGGCGCGATAAAGAGATCTCGCACGCCGCGTTCTGCTGTCAGGATTTCAGGCACCCGCGCGAAAATCGCCTCATGAAACAGGCTGGCTTCGCCCCGGACATAGTGGGGCAGATAGGTTTCGATGAAGTACTGAAAGCCATCGGCTTGCTTCAGGCGGGCCAACCGATCCAGTCGCGCGGCCGGATCGGCAGGGAACGCCTCGACATTCAGCTCGATGTTCCGCGCGAAGTCTGCCGCCATTTCGGCAATCTTCTGGGCGAAGTCCTTCTTACTGATCGCGGCCTTCAGCTTTGGCCGCGTGGTCATGTCGCGTAAATCCCAGCCAGATGTTCGCCGAAAGGCTCAATGATTTCGAGGATCGTCGAGGCATGCTGCGGGAAGTTCTCCCGCACGAAATCCAAGAGCTTGGCCATGACGTCTTGTGCCACACCCAATTCGGAGACCTTCGGCGCGAAGCGCTTGGCGCTGGAGGCCATCTTCGTCATCGCGTCGGAAAGCGAAACGAGCATGCCGACCTTCTCAGCCGTGGTGTGCCTGCCCACCTTGATTTCGTCGAGGATCGCCTGCGCCTGGATCATGAAGTCTTCGACGACCGAAGACACCACAACCTCGACGCCTTCGCCCGCGATCACATGCGCGGTGCGGGCCTTGTCCCAGTCGTCGCCATCTTCCTTCGCGGCCTTTTTCCAGCGGCCAACGGTTGCTTCAGAAATCCCGTAAGCCGCCGCGATGGTGGACTGCATCATGCGGCGATAGATATAGTCCGAGCGCGCCTTGCGCTTGAGATCCTCACGAGCCGACATTGAGGCCCCCCGAAAGCGCGAAGCCGATGGCCGCGAGGATGATGGCGCCCAGGATCAGCCGGGAGACCCACTTCACACCGTCTTTGATGTCGGTCAGCGACGTCTGGATATGACGGTCCCGCTCGGCGGCCACAGCGACATGGGTCTCGAGAGATTTCAGGCGGCCGTCATGCTCGTCCAGGCGTTGATGCGCCTGATTGAGCCGTTCGACGTGGAAGGGGATGATTTCGGTCACGATGGCCTCAGGGTCCTGCTTTTTCTTGCGCTTGCTGGTTCAGGTCGGGTCGGCGAGTGAGGGCTGCGGGAACAGTTCGCCCAACTTGGACGCGGCCAAGTCGCTGAGCACTTCCTCGGTCAGGCCAAACGCCTCGATCGCATCCGGCACGCTCTTCCCTGCATAGGTGATCGCCGCATTGATCGCTGAATGCCCGGTCAGTCCGCGCGCAACGCCTGCCCGGATGCCCGTCATCAGCGCAGAATGAAGGGCTTCGCGGTGGCGCGCCTCAACCTCAATCCCCCACTTTTCCTTTGCAAATGCGGCAATGCGGGCCAGCCATGCGGCAAGGGCAAGAGCCGCAAGCTGCAGTATAATTGGCAGGGTCTCTGCCAGCATCGCGAGAATGATGGTTTTCATGCAGCCTCCTGGAGCCATTTGGGGACATTGAAGCCGGGACAGGCTTTGGCGGCGAATTCGTTGTGCCCGCTGATGCGCCGGATCTGCGTGCGCATCGAAATGCCCTGGATCAGGCCGCGCACAGTGACATCCTGCGAGGCGCTGAAATTGGTGGCAAAGCGATCGCTTTCCGAGCTGCCATGGCCACCCAGGAGGCAGATATGGATGACGCCACGATTGTGCCCTTCGACACCGGCGCCAATCTCGGTCTCTGGTCGGCCGGCCAACGACTTTCCATCGCGGTCGATGATCCAGTGGTACCCAATCGCGCGCCATCCCCGGTCCCGGTGCCAACGGCCGATCTCGGCCACTTTCTCGGCAAGTGTATGGTTGCCCATCCAGTCCGGGCGGGTTGCGCTGCAGTGCAGGCAGATTTCCGTCACTTGATACTTTGCAGAGCCTTGAAGGATCATACCCTTGGTGCTGGGCGTGATCTGACCGCTGGCTGCCCGATATCCCGCCAATTGAAATGCTGACATCGCAGCTTGCGACTTGCCGCCAAAGACCCCGTCGATCGCGCCGAGCGGATAGCCTGCATCACGCAAGCCGGTCTGGATCAGGGAAAGGGCCGCTTTCGACATGGGGAACTCCGGAGTTTGTTCCCGGACATTCGCGCGCGCGCCAATGTAAAAAGCCCGGAACAGTGTTCCGGGCTGTCAGTCATCTGGGAAAAGCGGAAGGGATGGCGGCGGAGGCCGGTTGGAAAGCCCGCGGACATGCCGCTCGGATATCCCGAGTGCCGCCGCGATCTGCGCCCGACTGCGGCCTTGCCTTTGAAGGGCAATGACGGCTTGGCGCTTCGATCTCGCCTTGCGCCCATGGGGGACATAGATCTGCTGCCCGTCAAGAACTTTGCACAGCGCGGCGGCATCTTCCATCCCAAGCAAGAGCGCGACCGGATGATCGGGAGCCGGCACTTTTGGGAACTTCACATCGCGGCCGCCGAAACCTGACATCAATTTGACGGCAACCCGCATGCCTACGCCAGCGCCATGGAATTCATCCATGGTCTCGACCATATCGACGATCGAAAGCGGCAGATTTGCTGCGGAGCGGTCCGTCATTTTGCCCCGGCCTTCTGTGTGGCCTTGCCGCGCGCTTCCATCTTTTTCAGCGCTTCGATGATCGGGCTCGCCTGCGTATAGCTCAGGAGATCAGGGTCGACCACGACGCCATCATGGCCATGCGCCACAAAGCGCTTGCAGAACGCCCGCAACGCGGGTCGGCCACCGTCCTCGATGACACCAAGGCGGAGGCAGTTCGACCAGAGCGCATAGATCATCCGCACCCAAGGCTTGACCGAAGCGGGCAACTTCTTGCCCTTCACCTGCATCTTGAAACCAAGGCGCTTCAGTTCGTCCACCACCAGGAGGCGCTGACGATCCGTCATCGAGCGGAGAGACGCGACGCCGGTCACCCGCTCGAGCAGGGCACGATAGGTCTCTTCGTCCAGGCCGAGCTGGCTCTTGGCGATGTTGATCACGGCCATTGTGTTCATGCGATCAACTCCAGATGGTCAATATGGACACCGCCCGCGCGCCCAACAATCTTGACGACGATAGCCCCATGGCCCAGGCGCCACGGCTCTGAGCGAATGGCCGTGGTCACACTGTCGATCTCTCCGGCGACCGGGTAGTATCGAACCCTCTGATCAATAGGGAACCGGCGCGCCGCGGCTTCAACTTCGGTGTCGGCGCTCATTTCTGCACCTCGATCTGAAGCACAGACGCTTGACCATGCACTCCGTGTGCCAGGTTGACGCGATCGCCCGCCCGATGCCCCGCGCCAGCAGCATTCCCAAACCGCACCTTCTTGGTGGGGCGCTTGATATCAACGGCATGCGGGAACCTCACGGCAAGAGCCTGATGGGCCAATTGCAGTTGCTCTGAATTCATCGACCCAGAGAACATCGCAAGCAGACGATGACGCAGGCGATGCACCAATCCTGTCGTGAAGTCGTGCACCGCCTGGCGACGCGTCGTCACCGAGCGACGACGGCGGTATTCGATCGACTTCTTGAAAGTCGCGATTTCCCCATCCACAGCACGGTTGAGCACAGCCACAAGATAGGCGGCGATCTCTGGTCCTGGTGCCTTGCCAACAAACTCAACCGCTGGGTCCCAGTCGACATTCATGATCGGTGCGCAGTTGGTGCAACGACCTATCACAGACCAGAGGACATCCCGGGGCGACTTTCCCTTTGTTTTCAGCTTGGCGCTAACCGCCTCAAATTCAATGTCAGCTTCATTCAAGCCATGCTTCTGCATCAGTTCAGCGGCCTTTGAGGCTGCAGTCATCGCCTCCGCTTCTGATGCGCCTTTACTCGACGCCAGGCGGAGCAAGGCAGATATCTGTTTGCGCACTGCCTCATCCATGGCTGCACCGGGCGCAGGTCTCGGGGTGGGTCTCGCTCGGAGTGAAGCTCCGCTTGCACATCGAGCATGGGATTTGGCCGCTCTTGGCGATGTGGGCCTGCGTTTTGCGCTTGCTGTTGGCCCAGAAGCCTTTCAGTTGCCCTGGACTGAGTTTGAAATCAGGGGCTACATCTGCGATCTTCTCGCCTGCGCTCAGCCGATGCAGAGCTGCTTCGATCAATGCGGGGGGCAGTTTCACGTCACTGCCCCTATACATTGCGGGCGCGACAGGTGCTTCGACCACGGCGGGCAAACGCGATCCTTTTGCGGCTGTCAGCTTTTGGGGTTGCGCCTTGTCGATCTGGTTCTTTTCTCTCGGGATAGAAGCTTCAAGGTCAGCTGATTGGACCTCTGCAACGTCCGCGTCGACATTGAACCTTGCGGATTGAAGGTGGACATCCTCATCGCCCTCTTCTTCGGCCTGGAGGAAAGCACAGACCCGCGCCGCAGTGTCACGCACTGTGAAGATGCCCACAAGAACAGGGCGTTGGAAAATGATCTCTACCTGCCCGTCTGGCCGGTCTCGCAACATGAACGTCATGATCTGCCTCGTGGTTGCTCATCAGGGCCGGGCCACCTTGGCCGACCGACCGCAGCCCGGCACAATGCCGGGCCGGGTTTCGCTCAGGAGGATTTGGCGGGTTTGAAGGTCAGGCGGCGCGTTTCGGGGACATCGACCGGCGCGCCAGTGGCGGGGTTGCGGGCAATGCGAGCCGCCCGCACCTTGACAACAAAGCTGCCAAAGCCAGCAAGTCGCACGGTGTCTTCTGCGTTGGCGCGATGCACGACGGCCTCAATGAAGGCGTCGATCGTCGCCTTCGTCGCCACCAGCGTCTGCCCGGTTGCGTCCGCGACTGACCGGGCGATGACGTCTTTCTGAACAGTTCCCATGGGTTTCCCTCTTTCTCGGGTTAACCGGCCAACACAGCGTTGGCCGGGTCGTCTGAGCGGGGCGGCGAGAGCAGCCCCAGCTTTGCGTAAAACTCGACGCGGGTGAGCCAGAGGTCACGTGCCGTCCGCCAGTCGCCAGCAGGCAACCCGGCCAGCGCGCTCATCGCGCGGTCGAGCAAATCAACTTCAGCAGGTGGCAAGATGCCCGGCCGAACGCCGATGAAATGCCAAGCTTCTGCTAGACACGCGGCGTTGTCGGCGCGCCGGAGGCCCTCCGACATTGACCTGACTGCAACGCCCCAAGCGGCGGCAATCGTGCGATCCAGCTTGCCTTTGGCGTTGTGGATGGCATGACCCACTGCCGCCTTCGTGCCGCATTGGCACAAGAGTTCGACGGCCGGGCTGATCATATCGCCCAGATAGGCCTCATGCGCCCGGTGAAGCAGCGCCCAAGGTCTCAGGTCAGGGTCGCAGATCTGCTCGACCAGGACCAAGTGCGCCGCGACAGAAAAAGGCTCGGGCGTGCGGCCACCATGCCTGTTGATCTTGGCGAGAGTGTCGCCAAGGATCTCGGCCGTCATGTCCTGTGGGCGCAGCGCCGCGAGATCAATGGTGCCTGCTTGTGTCCAGAAGGGGATGCCCATCAGGCCACCGCCCGTTCTGTCACAGCGCTCGTCGCCGCTGCACTCCACGTGATCAGGAAGCCTTCGAAGTACCGAGGACGGAACCTGGCGGCGAAGTCGGTGCTCATGTCCTCGACGTCGACATATCCAAGACTGCCCGCAAAGGCGTCCAGCTTGATGACGAAAGCACCGTTGCGCCGTATTCCGGTGATACGATTGGCCGTCCAGGTGATTTCGGTCCGCTCAACAGCCAGGCAAACCGCATTATCAAAAATGGGTGCTTTGGTGAGCGGATCGATGAGACTGATGGGCTCACCGGCCAAAACATGGCGTGGGGCCCGTGGCTCCTCGATTATCCGGGTCACCTGACCTGCCGCGACCATGGCGCAAATCCGCACTGGGATGTGATAACTGATCATGCCAACCTCACGCATTCGCCAGGTTGATTGTCAGGGTGTCGAACTCATCGGTGTGCGCCTTGCGGAACCGGAACAGAATGTATTCCTTCGACCCGATGACATAGACCGCGTCGCGGATCGCCTCTTGGCCACGCTGCCACCGCCCGTCTTCGCTCTCAGTCTTGAGCAAGGCGTGGATGTTGGCGCGGCTGATCTGGCCCTCGTTGTCCGTGTTGAAGGCGTTGGTGACGATGGAGCGCATCTCTGCACGGCTGCTGGCAGCCCACTCGTTCAGGCATTCATCGAACAGCGCCTTGGCAGCTTGCAGCTCGGCGCCATAGGCGACCCGGTCCTGAACCTTGACCTTGATCTGCCACAGGCCGTCATGACTGCTGTAGGTGCGGTTGCCCTTTTCGCCTCCGATCTTCGCCCCGTACTTCTCGAGGATCAGCGCATCGAGCGCGTCCAGATTGGCCATCAAATGCCCTCTGAACCGCCGCAGCTGGTCCGCGATGGCCAGTGCATAGCCAAATTCCGAGCGGACGGTCTGATCAATGAGCAGCTTGGTCTCCGAGATGTTTTCAACATCACGCAGGCCACCGGTGCCGTCGGGCATGTAGCGGTTGCCGTTCGCCACAATGATCCCGTCGGGCATAGGAAAGGGCTGAAAGCTGGTCGGTTGAATGGTCATGGAGATCTCCTTCAAGCGGGCTGATTGCCGCGCGTGGGGTTGCTGGTGACAGGTTTGGAATTGCGGGCAGGCTGAACGGACGTGCCGCCAACCACCCGCAAAGCAGGGCGCAACGAGGCGGTGATCTGGCGGCGGGCTTCGAAGACCAGATCAGCAAACTCGTCGATCAGGTCACCCAGGGCCGCGTTGCTTTGGGGGGTGTTGCCGGGGTGCTCGCGAGCCAGCAACTTGGCCGCCGTGACGATGATTACGGCGCCGGCTTCATCACTGGCCGCGAACTGGCCGAGGAAATTCGACAGTTCGACAGAGGTGTCAGAGAATTCGATGCTGTCAAAATGTTGCACGAGGGTTGGGCGGGTCATGCAGCATGCTCCGTTTTTCTGGGGTTCAAAGGGCACCGGCGGCAGGACCGGAAATGGCGCAACTTCTCTGGGTCAGAGGTAGACATCGGTGCTGACGCAAAGCTCCTGCACTGGTCGATCGGGATTGCCTTGTGCAGGTGCGGGCAGAGCTGCTGATCGCGGTAGATCTGCAGGATCCGCACCCCGTGCTTTTGGGTCACGAGGTCCAGGCTCTGGGCCGGATAAGTGCCCGAGAGCAGCATCGACAGCGAGGGCCGTGCCATGCCGGTTTCGCGCGCAATCTGACTGATTGATTTGCCCTGCGCATGTTGCGCCCTCAGCAACGTCAGCCATTCCGGTTCCGGCAATTCCAGTTTCAACGCGGGGTGCACAGCACGTCCTCCCCGGTATTGAAATCGTGGACCCCATCAGCTTTTGACAAGACAACGGGTGCATAAGGGCCAGTGTCGCGGACAATCATCCAGCGCTTGAAGCCGTTGCTGGTAAGGGCAGTTCCCTTCGCGCGACTGGGCAACTCAGCCACATATCCCACCTTTTGAAGGTGCCGCAGATAGGCCCAAATGTTCTTGGTCGGATCGGACTCGCCCTCAATGACAGCGTCTGCAACCAGATCTGGCACGGTAAAGCGCCGCCGCACCCGCATTGCCCGCCAAGCGCGCTCCCGCACGGTGTTCTTTGGACGCCGGACGGCTCTGCTTGCCCCCTTCTTCTGTGCGGTGATGACTTCGCCGGCCACCGCTGCTGCAACGCCTGCCGGGGTGAGTTGATAGCAGCCGATCGCCATCCGCTCGAGATAGCCCCGGCGCAACAGAATACTGGCGGAGTTGGACACCTGACGGCGTGTCAGGTCGAGTTCGCCGACGAGTTGATCGATCGTCAGGCAGGCGTTTCCTGACAGGTGCTTCAACAGCGCCGTGGGGGCTTTGCCCGGATGGTGACGGTCGACCTTCATCACGCAGCTCCCGGAATGAAGATCGGGCGGCTCGTGTTACGGTCATTCATGATGACCTGTCCGGCCATGTCAGAGACCGTGATGCCATCCGGGCCCGGTTCATAGCGCAGCCCGAACCGCTCGATATGGGCGATGGCTTCAAGGATTTCGCGGTTGAAGCCCTTCGAGACCTTCCAGACAAATTCGACCAGATCGGGTGCCACCGGGACTTCGCAGCGCCCCTCAATCAGGGCCTGCGCGTCTTGGATGGAGGCTGGTGCAAAGGTCACCTTGTTCGGGGCGCGGCTCTCGATTTGCGGAAAGCGGCGCAGGTTGTCACGCAGGGACCCCATGCCAACCAGGATCGTCGGCAGAAACTTGATATCGGAGATCCCGCGGATTGCCTCCATGATCTCGCCACGGTTCGAGATCAGGTCGCACTCATCAATGATGATGCTGAACACCTTGCCCTCGAGGGCAGCACTATCCGCGCGGTTCGCAAGTTCGTCGAGGAGATGGGCAAAGCGCTCACGTTTGCCGCGAATGCCCTTCGGCTCGATCCCCAAGCCGACCAGCGCCTCCTGGATCAGCCAGCTGTAATCCCATCCCTTCTGTGCGCGCATATAGAGACTGCCGGTCTGGGCAACCCAGCGGCTCATCATTGTCGTCTTGCCAAGCCCGGGTTTGCCGTCGACCACGACGATGCAGGCCTCTTCCGCGCCACGGTCGTTCACCCGCCTCAGCGCTGCGTAAAACTCGCGCACGTTGCTCGTCTCGACAAAGGCAGCTTTCATGCTATGCTCTCCTCATTCCTGAAGTTTCTGATTTAGGCAGCGGCACGGAGGAGGGTTCGAAGCGCCTCCGTGTCGATGCCAGACATTTCGAGAACCTTGCGGCTCGCGAAGTTTCCAAGGCAGTTCCGAAGCACTCTCAGCTGGTTCACCGTGAGTTCCTCCGGATGCTGCAGCGCCCAGGCGGCAAGCTCTTCGTCCGATGCGAAGGTGCGGCGCCGCACAGGTGCAGCTATCGCTGGTGGGGTCGCCTCCGCGTTGTCGACCGCAAGCTGGACCGGAACCGGCTGGGCCTGAGCAAGGTCGATGAAATCCGCAGCCTGCACCGGCTGCGCATCGATCATCAGCAGCGCATCACGTTCGGCTTCAATGGTGTCACGCTTGGCATCAACACGACGCAGTCGGCCCTTTGCCCGCTTCTCGACCGCATCCTGCTCATAGCTGAGGGGCACATAGCGCTCAGAGTTGCCGCCAAAGATAGCAACGCAGATCAGCTTTCCGGGCTGACCGCTCTCCCGGTCGAACTCGCGCACCCAGACCTTTTCGGCTTGGTGGTAGTCGTAGCCAACCATGACCTTTTGACCGTGATAGGCTTCCAGATCCGGGTGGTAGAACTGGTTTGTATTCCACTCGACCAGGGCGCGGCGCGCGGTGCGTATCTCGTATGGCCGGAACAGATCGTCGGCCTCGTCGGCGTCTACCGGCACCGGTTCAAAACCGTTGGCCACATGCGCAGCCCAGGCCTCGTTCGGCGTCATGTGGCGCGTCTTGCCAGTCTTCGGGTCTTCGAACTTCGGCAGGCCGGAATGAACTTTGTTGTTGTATTCCTCGACCATCTGCCAGGCGAGCCGGACAAACTCGTCCCAGCTCGGCAGGTGGCGGCTTTCGCCGAACTCCTTCAGTTCGCGCCGGGTGATCTTGTGGATCTTCTGCCCCGCCTCCTTGTCCATGTCTTTGCCGATGTAGGTCGGGAAACGCTTGGCGAACGTGTCCCAGACAGTCGCATTCGGGCGCTCGATCCGGCCTTTGGCTTGCGAGCCATACGGGGCCGCGTGCATTTTGGTAATGCCAAGTCGCCCCATCAGGCCGCTGACATCGGCGTCCATCGCCTCGTTGCGATAGCCGGGGCCTCGGTCGACATAGAAAATCGCCGGAATACCATGGGCAACACAGGCATTGCGCAGCGCCTCGGCAACCGAACGTTGGTTTTCGGAACGGGCCAGCGATATGCCGACAATCTTCCGGGTGACGATATCCAGCACGGTCGTGATCTCAGGGCGGATTGGCCGCTTTGTTGCCGGATCGGCGACTTCAGCGTCGAAGGTCTTGCCGTCGGCGGTATAGATCGTCGTCGGCCACATATCCTCATCTGTGCGGGTGATATAGGCCATGCGAGATCGCAGGGTCAGCATGCCCTCTCGCCCGACTTTTCGTTCAATGTTGTTAAGGCGCTTGCTGACGATATATTTGACCTGCTCAAGGGTCAGCGTCATTGGCTGGACATCTCCGCGCACAGCGCAGGCAACTTCATAGGCCAAATAGGCATCAGTCACTGAAGGTTTTGAGGGCCGGGCATAGTGCTTCAGGAAATCCCCGAATGCCGCCGGGATTGGCTGCTGCACCTTGGGCGGTATCGGGGCCAGAGCGATCACGCCGCGTTCATCGCGGGCGCTGAACCACGCATAGATCGTGCTGCGCTTGACCACAGGACTGGACTTGCGGTCGTTGGCTACCGCCAGGCGCGCAGGGTCGAGGCTAAAGCCAGCGGCGGACAACAACAGCAGCGGACGGGTCAGGCTTTCGGCCTCGCGCGGTGTCAGCTTTTCATGCCGATCCCTGCGAGCTTCGATATCCTGACGGGCCAGATAGGCCTCTTGCGCCTCCAGAAAGCGGGCAATCCCCCAAGACCGGCGCTCACCACTCGAAACGGCAAAGCCTTCGATCGAGATCAACACCTCGGCCCGGGCTTCCATCACGGCACGAGCACGAGGCGACAATGCGGACGCCTTCAACGCCACCAACTTGCGTTGATCAGCGTCACTCTCATCAGCCAGTCGCGCGGCGGCTGCCTTGCGCATATCCAGCGCGTCTATAACTGCTCTAAGGAAGTCAGGGAGCAGGGTGAAATGATACTCCTGCCCACCACCGCGCCCGGCACGCTTGCGGCACAGATGTGACCCGTCCCAGCCTTTTGCACGAGCATATCTAATCACACCGCTCTTCGTGTTCGGAAAGGTGGTTATACCCCGACCCTTTGCCACCGCAGCCAGTTCGGCGGCGGTAAAATACAGTTTGGTTCCGGTGAAGCTCAGGTCACTCATCGACGCCCCGCCTTCCGCTTGGCGCCCAAGACTTGCGCCTGCGCTTCCAGTTCCCGGATCTTCTCTTCAATCAGTTGCAGCTTAATCATTTCGGCATATTCCGACTCGATCACCGTCATGCCGAACTCGCCGGGCACGAAGCCGAGCAGGTCACGGGCGCCGGTGGCTTGGACTAGGGCTATGAACGCATCCAGTGGAATGCGGTGATCTTCGGACCCTTCGGAGGTCCACTTGTTCAGCATTGGTTCAGAGATCGTCCGATGCAGATGGGCCGACATGCGGCGCGCAACTTCAGATCGTGCCAACCCGTCATCGCGGGCATCACGCAGGGCTTGGCCGATGATGCGTGCGATGCGATTGTCCAGCGGTCCGCGCCCCGTGACCTCGGCGCTGTATCCGACAGCCACCCGGGGGGGCTCCCAGGCAAACAAATCCGAGGTCAGGGGGTCGCGGTGACGGGCCATCAGATACGGCCTCCCCGGCGGAACCCGTGCAGCCGCATGACAAAACCGGAACAGGGCCTTACCGTATCAGGCGACTCACCCTTCAGAAGACAGAGCAGGATCAGACATGTCGCTTTCAGGCTATTCCAGAGCGGCTTTTGGCATCGGACGTGAACTGCAAGAAATGCTAGAAGCGGATGCTTTCGCTCCCATGCTTGATGCCTTGACCGAGAAATCCGTGCACACTCTTGTCGCATTCCGACGCGATGAAGCCGCGCTTGTTGAGACCGTCGCGACATCCCAGCCGAAACCGCGCACGAAAATTCTGGCGAAACTGCCAGTTGAGAAACAGTTTTGGACGATTGCGGCGGCAGCACAGACGGCCTTTGAAGCAGCAGCTGTTCTTGGTGAAGTGTACCGTCTTCAGCCCGGGGGCTCATATCGGGACATGATTGGGGAGGTGCAACGCGTTCTGCTTGCCCAATATGAATGCCCTGAGGCGGAATGGCCGTTTCCGACGCCATCCCCATTTCTGAAGCCTGATACTGACTTTGGAGATTACTGACCCTCTGCATCATCAGATGTGGCCCGTCCGCTTCAGGGCCGCGATCATCCGCTCGGCATTCTCCGAAACCAGACGGTCGAACACCGGCTCCGGCAGATCCTTGATGCCGATACGCAAGGCATTCAGGCGCTTTTCGTCGCCAATCGACTGGACACCACCCTCAAGCTGAACAAGGGCTGCCGCCACATTCTGAATGCCCGGATAGTCGCCGCTCAAGATCAGGTCGGTCACCTTGATCTGGTGGGGTGCCGACAGTTGGGACAAGGCCTTCAGCTCGGTCATTTTGCGCGCAAGATCACTGCCCGACAGCTTGGCGCGCACCGAAGGGACCAACTCGGTCCAGACCTTCACCGCCTCTTTGATCCGCGTCTGGCTCAGCCCGATTTTCTCGGCCGTCGCCTTCGCGAAACCGAAGACTTCGGGCACGTCCGAGGAAAGAGCCCGACTTGGGCTTTTTGACGCCTTGCCGTGTTTGGTCTGCGGATACTTGCGCTCATGGATCTGCTTCAGCTCATACAGATGGCGGCACCGATCCAGTGCGATCAGCTCATACCGGCCAAGGTTCTCCATGACCTCTTCAAGGCGGGCTTCGTCATCCGATGCAGCGACTGACAGCACTGCGGGAATGGTCAAACGGCCCATCAGGCGACAGGCTTCTGTCCGGTGAAGGCCAGCAACCAGCTGATACTTGCCGGTGGCACCGATAGGGCGCACGATGATGGGCTGCAGCAGCCCTTGCACAGCAATGAGGGCTGCAAGCCCCTCAGCCCATGCAGGTTCGAAATCGCGTGCGCGGTCAGTCCCCACCTCGATCAGATCGAGAGGGATTTCGTGGGCGGTAATGAATGTCATTTTTTTGCCTGTAGGTGTCAGGATTATTGCGCGCCCAAAGGTTCCGACATTGGACGCGAGACTGCTCACTGGTGTCGCCGTTAAGGCGCTTCCTGCATCAGCTGATCGCCGCCGGTGGGCAGACCAACGCCATGCGCCACCCAGAACCCCCCGATCAGCAGCAGGAACAAGCAGAGCGCTCCTGCCACATCGTCAAAACGCACCTTCCGGATCATGCTGTCACCTCGGCCTTGAACGGACCGCACGGGAAGATCGACACTGGCAACTCTGCCGCTGGCAGCATCAAGTCGCGAACACGCTCACGGCCCTCTTGCTCAGCGGCCTCGACGAGCAGAAACCCCTGCAGCGACCGAAGCGACAGGCCAAGGCGTGAGACCACCTCAGGGTCAGGCCTAACGCCACCGGCGAGCAGGGCAATGACCTCACCCAGATCGCCTGCAGCCCCTCGAAAGGTTGCCGCGGTGATGTCAAAGCCCGGAACGGGTCTGGACAGGATCGCGCCCATTACGCGGCCTTCCTGTCAGGATCCCGCGCCGCTTTTTGACTCGCAATCAGGGCCTCGTTCTCCTTAGAAAGGAGTGAGGACTTCCTGATGGGATAGCGATCCGGGAACAGCTCCGCTGCAGGCACACCGAGGTATTCGGCGATTGCTTGCTCGGCAGCTCGCACCGTGCGCGACCAGACGGCCCGGAAATTGTTGGGATTGAGGCCATTGAGCTCGGCCAGACCCGTCATGGTCATGCCGCGCTCTTCAAGGGCACACTTAATCTTGGCTTTGGTCCAAGGTTGTTTCCCCATTGGGGTTCCTCCGGCTTGGGTGAGCTGTTGACGCAACTCGCCTTTGTTTGGGACTAGAAACGCAATCGCGGCGGCGCACAGCACGCCGCACAAGCATAGGTATACGGACAAAAATGTCCCAATTCAAGACAATAATGTCCAAGAGGGGCATCCAGCCGTTCGACTTCACTCTCGTGAGTGATGTTGAGAAGCAAGATATTGAAAAGGGGCTAGAAAATATTCCAAGTGATCGACTGGGCGTCATTCTTGAGAAGATCGGACAGGACAAGTTTGTCCACGTCGCTGGACGTTCGTGGAAGCAGGTGAGCCGCTATCTTCGCGGTGATCGCGTTCCAAGCGATGTGCTCGCGGCGATTTCA